GAGTATCGATATCCATCAGGATAAGAAAGACATCGAAGGCATTTTCGCGCTGCGAGTCGCGAATAGCCGGGATGGTGAGGGAACGAGGCATCAGGAAAACATCTCTTCGAGAACACCCGTGACCTCGATCACAGGCTTCGTGTCCGCGCTACCGCTCATCGTGGGGGGCTCCTTCCAGCGCACCAGAACCAGAGCCTCGGTGTACGGATTCTCCACGTAGAACGGCTGCGCCCCGGCCTGACAATCCATGTCAAAGAACTGCAAGAGCGCGGCCTCATCAGTCCAGTCAATGAACCACGCCACCTGAATCTCCGTCCAGGTCTTGGTGAATCGGCGACGTACCTTCGGGTATCCATCATCCACGCTGCTGCGAACCAGCGAAGGAACAGGCTGCCGAGACCACGATCGAGGACAGGAGAACGGCCACGTTGGATATGAAAGCGACATCAGACCCTCCCCACTCGCGAGGCGCCAAAGGACGTTCCGAGAGCGTTGTCAAACTTCCCGTTGGTCATGCCGCGCTGGACCACTTGCTCGATGTAGATATCGATTTCCTTGCCGCCGAGACCATTCGTCCGCTCCTGCTGACGTGTGGTCGTGCCAGTGGCCTGATTGTAGACGTTGACGGTCGTTCCTCCGCTCCCCCCTGGCACGTTCGGGAAGATATGACCGGCGCCAGTAGACGTGAACAGCTCCGGGCCATTCTCACCGACGAGATAAGTCTGTCCAGGGGAGATCGGGCCACCTGCCGCTCTACGTCCTGCCGGGCGAAGATTGATCCCTGTCGACGCCTGAATTCCCTGGAAGATCGCTTCCATGATCAAGAACTCAAGGATCATCTTGGCGATGTTCTTCAGAATGCTGAGAGTCATCTCGGCAAACGCCATCTCGCCAGTAGCGGCGAATTCGACTATGGACTCCGCTGCGCTCTTGGAGAAATCCTGGATACCTTTCTGCGCTACGCTGAGCGCGAAACTGGTCTTCGCAGAAGCCTGAGCAGTCTGCGTCGCGGCTCTTTCTCGTGCTGCCGCGAGAATAGCCTCGATCTGTGCAACGTCAACCCCTGCGGCCTCAAGGATCTTTTGCCAATCGCCAAACGACCGAGTCAGTGCGTCTCCAGCCTCGGCCCCATTCCTTCCGACTCGGGAGAGTTGCTCGGCCAGATTGGCTGTCTGTTCTCCGAGGAACTCGACGACCCGACCACGATTCTCGGGAGTGTTTCCTCCGCCACTCTGGGCGAACAGCGCCTGAGCGCCGGCGAGCTGATCCCGTAGACGCTTCTCGAAATCTTCGACGGGAGGAAGGCCTCGCGGGCAGCCTGCGCTCGACGATCGGCGGCTAGTTTCTGAGCGTCATCTTCTCGTTGAGTACGCCGGGCCAGGGAGGCTGCGGCTGCCCCTTCGCGAGTAGCGATAGCAGCCAGATCCTTCTGCTCCTCAGCCGTGATCATGGCGATAGCACGCTCAGCGCGCGTCCGCTCACTATCCGACATATCGCTATTCATGCGGGCACGAACAGCCGCCCGATCTTCATCGGCCTTACCGGAAATGCGTAGTCGTTCGTTGTTCCGGCGTTCGATGGTCGTGAGTATCTGATCAGTCTGGCGCGAAGACTCCCGTATTCCGTTCAGACGACGTTCAAGAGCATCATTATCAGCATTGACAATCACCCCCACATTCTGCAGGACTCGGTCAACGGCTCCGCTGCTCGCCTCCTCGAACTGCTGCTGAGCAGTGAGGACGTTCTGGGTGACTTGACGATAACGTTCCTGGTTGATCGACCGATTGGCCTGATCAGCAGGCATATTCGCCCGACGCTGAAGTTCAGCGTCCCTAATCTGCTCCTGAAGACGAAGGTTCTCACGAAGCCTTGCGATCTCCGATTCGGCTACTTGCTGAGCCTCGATGCCGGGAGCGCCGCCGCCTATGCGACGGGCCGCAGCCTGACCCCCCTGGCCAATCCACTGAAACACCCGAGAAAGAAATTCGGTCGCTCCGATTGCCTTGTCCGCTTCCTGCGCCGCCCGAGTCATGCCATCCATGGCCACCTGGAACGACTGACGCAGAGTCAGGGGAAGTCCAGCCAACTGACGAGTGAGACCCTCCCCCGCGCGAAGCAATGCAGGGAACACGACGTCGGCCGTGAGTTTCCCTTCCTCGCCCATCTTCCGGAGTTCGCCGACACCCACGCCAAGAGCCGTCGCCAGGGCTTGCGCGAGTTGAGGCATGTTCTCGAGGACGGACTTCAGTTCGTCGCCGTTCAGTCGTCCAGACGCCAAGCCCTGCGACAACTGAGTGATAGCGGCTGCCGCCTCCTGAGGGCCTCCGCTGCTGAGCCGACCGAACTGAGCCAGCACCGTGACCAACTGCTGAACCTGAGAAGAGGACGCCCCGATCGCGGTAGTCGCCACATAGAACCGCTGAAACTGATCAGTCAGCGACTGAACAGAAGCGCCAGTCTGCGCGCCTATCTGGTTAAGATTAGCGAACAGGCTCTGTATGGATCCCGCGCTTTGACCGGTAAGAATCTGCAGCCGACGCAATGACGAGTTCAGATCGTCGACCGATACAGCGACTTCTCCCAGCGCCCGGACACCGGCGAATCCAGCGTAGGCGAGAACCGCTCCCTTGATGGAATTCCCCAGGCTACTGAACGCCCGGCTCAGACCACTGACGTTGCTCTCGATCGCATTGCCAGCCGTGACCGCGTTCGCGCGCAACTCCTCCAGCGAGGAATTCACACGCTTGAGAGAAGTAGTGAGTCCCTCTACCTGCGCGCTGAATGCGACAATGAGTTCCGTGCTGGCCATGATCTTATCCCGTCAGTCGCGGAGCAAGCCGCGCGCTACCATACCGCCGGACAACCCGGTTGACTTCACGCTGCATCTCTTGATCGTAGGCCCTCTTCAGCCCCCCGTAGACATCTGCCTGGGCGCGAGCCACGACCGCCTTCACGGCATTGGACCACCAGGGATTGACCGGCATCACACCCGTCCGTCTACCGGTGGATTTCTGCACGCGCTCCTTCGTTCCCTGGACATTCCACATGAAGTGCTTCGCGTAGATATTCTGGTTGGTGGCCCGAGTTCCCCGCTTCCCAGCGCCGTAGGAAAGAGAGCGAGACACTGTTTCCTTGCCGAACTTCCGGAGACCCTTCGTGACCCGGCTTGCCTTGATGGCACGCTTCAGGCTGATACGCTGAGCGATCGTGTGACCGCGCCGACGACGCCGCCGACGATAGTGGTTGACCGGAGCCCCGGCACGCCCGAGTTGCCTCAACTGACGGGCCTGATCGAGGGTCCAGGCGTTCATGATCTTCAGCACGACCTTACCGGGAAGATCGTTGATGAAGGACTTGAGTCCTTCCAGCCCGAGGATCTGAACAGTGTCGGTCAATGTACCTTCCCTCCCATAGACGCGATGAACAACTTCATGTGAACTTCTTCCCGATCTAGGCTTTCCTTCTCATCCCTGGCCCGCTTCAGCATGTTTCGCACGACCATGAAGTCCGTGATCTCGTACGCCTTCGCCCCTTTTGCCCGATTGGCGTTGGCGATTACAGAACTCACCAGCGCACCGGACATATCCACTCGCTCACTCGGCAGAGGTTCCAGAGACACAAACTTCTGCCACTGGAGGAATTCCTCTACCGATAGAGTTTCGCTCAGTTCGGCAACGGTTCGCCCGAGGGAGAGGGCAAGTCGGAAGACGAACCGTTCTTCTGTTCCAAAGGGGGCTTCTCACCCTCCACGGCGTCGTTGACCATCATGGACAACTGATTGAAGTGCGCCAGGGGGATGTCGAGAATTCGTTCCCTGCCGATCTCCTTGTCGTGTTCGTCCAAGATCATCCCCGCGAGGAACACGATAATCAGATCCTCGGGGGGATGCTTCTTGCTTTCGAGATACTCCCTGAGCCGGGGCTGCCGCACCCGGTACTGGACGCCGTCAATAACGATCTCCTGGACCTTCGTCATTGACCTACCCTCACGCCTGCTTGTCGAGGTAGACAGGCGCTTCCTTGATCTGGAACGAGCCGCTGAACTGGACGGCCTGCTCCACACCCGGCGGCGAGGCAGCGAACGCGGAAACGACCCCGGCCATGATGCCGGTCTGCCCCCCGCGCGTGACCCAGATGAGGTTCCGCGTCAGGCCGTCCTTCTGGGCCTTGATCAGTTCCTTCTGGCCAGCGTCGCTGAGATCCAGCGGGCCGCTGAATGTCGCGCTGCCGGGGCTGCTGAGGCCGGCGACATTGCGACGCTCGAGGTCGCACATCGTGGTGACATCCACCTCACCCGGCGTCGTCGGTTCGTTGCCGAACTCGGCGAAACAGGATTCGATCTGTGTCACCTTCCGCATGGTGCCCGCGGTCGCGGTCGCCGTTTCCAGCGTGGTATCGGTTTCCACCGTGATGGACGTGGCCGTGGCCAAGAACACCCGGTGAGCCGCAAGACGATCGAGCGTCTTGAAGCCGGTCCCGGCGATGACGATGAAGTCGCCCTTCACCAGGGTCGCGCCGACCGTGGTGATAACAGCCATCGCCGCCTTGGTCGCAGCCGTGGCCGGAGTCGTGGCGGTGACCGGCATGGTCTCGATCTTGAAGATCGAACCAATCGTGCTTTCGCGAGCCATTTATCAAGACCCTCCTCTGGTCTGATAGTGATAGTTGAAGATAACCGCCAGACGAAAGATATCGCCGACGGCCTCCGGGTCCGGAGGACGAGGTCCGTCAATGGACTGGACCCATAGATCCTTGGAGGCAGATATCCACGCCCCCCAGGCATCTATGACTGTCTGGGCAGCCTGAGCCACCGCATCATCTCCGACTCCGGACTCGCCCATGAGAGCGACCGTAGCGGTTCCAACTTCCTCCACCCAGGGATTGCTCCCCATGGTGATTGGTCCACGATTGACCACATCGAACACGAACGTGGCCCAGATCGGGATCTCAACTTCAAGGTTGGACGGCACCTCATTGATGGTGTCGAACAGCGGGATGGTCGGGACCAATCCCGGCCATGCATTCTTGAGCCCGGTGCGGACAGCGATACTGCTCATCCGCGCACCGACAAGATCCAGCAGATGTTCTCGCCCTTCGCCTGCTCCACATTGACCTCCTCAACGCTACGAAGTTCCCCGCGCAGACGAACGCGATCGAACTTGGCCGGTGCATCGGCGAGATCATCGTACGCAATGTAGATGACGTAGCCGAAAGTGTCGAAGTCGTTGATCAACGCATCCGAGAACGGCCGTTGAACCGATGCTGAGACGGTGCGCGTGGGCGATCCACTCTTGTAGATCACATCCACTGGCTCGCCGAAGCGATGGATCGTACGGGCAATCTGCGGCTTCATGTCGCCATCACCACGCGATAGGACTTGTACGAGTCCAGCACTCCGGAGTACGGCTCCAGAGCCGCGTCAGCATATGCGCCAGCGCCCGCCGCCTTAGCCGCCTCGCTATTGGCCCCGATGGCGTACTCGACCTTCAACGTGCCGACCCAGACCGCCCGCTCGGCTGGCGTCACCACCGGGGAGTTCGTGCCGAGTTCGGTCACACCGAATGCGGCCATCTGTTGACGGATCAACTCCATCGCCACCCCGACAATATCGGAAGGCAGCGGATCGTACCCGCCCTCATACTCGATGGAGAGCGAAGGCCCCCCGGTCATCAAGATGCGGCCGGTCTTGCGGTTCAGCAGAGACGCGATATTCGTGTCCGCAATTGAGATAATAGGGATCTCGATCAGGTATCGTTCCGGCTTGATCTCCATCACGTCCTGGAAGACCTCGGTGTAGTTCGCCTTCGAGAAGGTCCGGCCGCAATAGCGACGGATCACTCCGCTGACGATATCGATGGCCACCGTCAACTGCTGATCCAGCGTGCTGTCAGTCACCCCGAACCAGGTCTTGACCTTGTCCAGGGTGACAAGCGGGGGAAGTGGATCGGGAAGATCACTCGTGATCTCCGAGAATCGCACCTGAGACAGAGCGGTCTGTTCACTCCGCAGCATCGTCGCTCACTCCGCTCACAGGAATGGCGATCACTTCGCCATCATCCATGGTGATGATCAGCCCGCGCGGATCAATACCGAGATCCGCTACTCCACGTCCCTTCGGACCCGGCGGACCGGCAGGACCTTTGAGGCCAACGGATCCTGGATCTCCCTTCGGTCCGGCCTTGCCGCGCTGCGATACGAGCCTCCACTTGTCGTCCTTGCCCGGCTCTGTGCTTGTCGTCCCACGAGCCCTCCAGGTCCCGCCATTGTAGGCGACTTCCTGGTTGAGGGTGTAGACCTCGCCGGCCGTCCAGGGACCAAGATGCTCAACGGGAGAAAGCGGGATAGCGAATTCCTTGCGCGCCCCATCAGAAAGGATGAGAGCCAGAACTCCCTCAGCACCATCCTTCGTGACAATGAATTCTGCCCCGGCGAATCCGTTGGCCATGAGGATCCAAGAGGCGTCTCGATCGGGGGCAGCCTCGGTGTTCGCGCGAGCATACCATAGTCCTCCCTTCCACACCCCCCAGGTCCCGGCGGGCGCTCCCTGATCGTCCTGCAAGAACAGGGGAGGAGGAATCTGGCCCGGCTCGCCCCTCGGACCCGGAGAGCCAGGAGGACCCTCCTTTCCTGGTTCGCCCGGTGGGCCGGGATCACCTTGGGGTCCGGGGGGTCCGTCCTCCCCTGGAAGGCCGGGAGATCCATCCTTCAGGGAAGCCAATCGCTCACTGATGTGAGCATCCGCCGCGCCCATGTACTCACCGAGACGGGCGGACATTTCTTCGGTGATCCGGGCGGTGTTCGCGGACATTTCAGCGATACGCTCGTTGATCGTGCGCTCGCTGCTGGTCAATACCTCGGCCGCGGTCGTCTCCAGCACCCGGACACGCTCGCTTGCATCCTGGACGGCAGCCTGCGCGGCCATGGTAAGGCGCGGCAGGTCTGCCGCCTCCAGGGAGCCCTTCAGTTCCTGGCTGATGAGGGTCACCGCTTCACGAAGGTTGTCCGCCTTGGTGTTGTTCTCCTCGACGAGATCCACGGCCTTTTCGGCCAGGGCAGCCGCCGCTACCGATCGCTCGTTGGCCGACCCAATCATACCGGTCAGGGCTTCCAGATCAAACTTCGGCTGCGTGGCCTCGGACAACTCGTTGAGGCTGTCCTGGGTCTTGCCGATATCCGTGGCCAGGGCCGTCGTCCCCCTGACGATCTCGGATACTTCCTTCTCCAAATTCCAGAACGAGGAATTCTTGTCGGGAAGATAGCCGAAGTTCTCCCGCAGCATGACCGAGAAAGCCTCGGATATATTCGTCCGCAGAACCCCGAGGCTGTTCTCCAGTTTCGCTGCGACTTCGTCAAGACGGATCTGAACGACCGTACTGGTGATCCCTGCCTCGTCGATCTCCTTGACATGATCCTGAAGTTCGGCCAGCATCTTCTGGATCTCGGCATTCTCCCCACGCAGGTCGGAGTTCTCCTTCGCCAGCGTATCATTGTCGAAGGCGAGCCGAGCCATCTGCTCCTTCAACTCTTCGATCTGCGGCTTGACGACAGCCTTGATCGCGAGCGTCACGTTCGTGATGATTTCGTTCGCGTTCACGCCCAGATCTCCTCGACATGGGCCAGGGTCTCTTCGGGAGACATGGCATTCTGTTTATCGTTGGTCGGTGGATCCTCCGGTGGATCCTCCGGTGGATCTGTCGGATCGCCTTCAGGGGGCGGGGTCGTGGACGGAGCAGCCGGGGCGGAAGGCGCAGCCGAATCTCCCGGGCGAACTGCTGCGAATGACAGCGGCACGACCTGAGCCTGAACACGAGGCTCATCGCCGAATGCCGTGCTCGGCAGACCCTCGCGCGCACGAGCCTCATTGGGGGCGAACAATCCCCCCTGGATGCCGCGAACCAGGGCTTCGATACGGGCCGCGAAGTCTGCGCGCTGCAGATAATCAGTGTCGAAGGCGATCCACTCTCCCTGGGGGAGCTCAAACAGCGCATCCAACGCGAGTTCCACGTGCTCCAGCAAGAAGCCCAGGCCGGTGGACAGCCAGAACTTCATGAGAACTTCGGTGTTATTGTACGTCTGCGTATTGTCCCCGATGATGGCCAGCGGAGTACGGAACACGCGGGCGATATCCGCGACCGTCAACTTATAGGACTCGATGACCGCGGCATCGACAGCAGTCATCGAGAGGGTCTGCCACTCCACCCCGCCCTGCAAGACAGCGACACGCCCGGCGCTCACCCCCTGATAGGCTGCGGTCCACTCAGAGCGAAGGATCTCGGCCAGCGGACCGTCGAGTTTTCCAGGCACCTTGAGATAGCCGCTCGGGCGAGCCATGTTCTTGTGGAACGCGGCCATCGCTGTGCTGATCGCATTGCCGGAGTCCACAGCCAGAGCAGCCGCCGTGAGCGGAGTCTCCCCCACCAGCGGGTGAAGCGGAGTGTGCATCCGGATATGAAGAACATCGCGAGACGGATACAGATCCGCAGCGACAGGAGTGAACTCCGTGCCGGGGGGAACCTGCGAGAACTGATAGTAGACGCTGCCGTCCTCGGTGCTCACATACGGATACAGCGAATCCGGCTGAACCAGATGCAGGCTGTCGATCTCTTGCCGCCCGTTGCGCGTGGCCAGGGCGTATCCGTTGCCTCGCATGAGCTCCGAACGCACCAGATTCAGGAAGAAGTCCGCCTTGGTCTGGTAGCCATTCGGCTTCCGCAGAACTCTGGCAGCAGCGGAGGTCTTGATGATCTCCGATCCTCCCTTGCCGTTCTCCCTCCAGTGAGCGACCGGAAGCATGGCAAGCGTCTGGGACAGCGCGCCGACGCACGCCTCCACAGCCGCGTTCTGATCCTTGCGCGGCTCCCGGTAGCCAGACTGCCACCAGGAAATCGGCCAGAACGATGGCGGCGTCCAGAACGAATTGCTCTGGGCCAGCCTCCCGAACCAGTTTGAGATCAGGCCCATGATGATGCGTCCTTATCCACCGGTCACTACTCCCGTTCTGGTCCTGCGCGGGGGAGTGGCCGGGGCGAGTGCTGTACTCCGTAGAACCATGATCGCCTGCTGGAACACGCGAACTCGAGGACTCGTATTCTGCGTGGCGACCATGAGAGCGGTTTGATTGACACGAACCCTCGGAGAGTCACTCTGCGTGACCACCATGATCCCAGTCTGATAGACGCGGGTGGTTCCGCTCATGGCGTCAACTCATAGCCAGCGAGCAGAGCGTTGACTTTCGCCGCTGCCGTAGCCCCAGACATCGCCGACCAAGCCGTCCCCCCGTTGGGATCGTTGATGAACATGTCCGTCCTGAACATTGGAGTATTCAGGACTGGCGTCGCCGTTCCGCCGTTCGCGACAACCCCTCCGCTATCCAGAACCGAACGAATGGTCTTTATGCCGGAGTCGATCTTCGCCATGTTGATGACCGTGGCCACCGCATAGATCTTCGACGGCACATTCGGCAGGTCCAGCATCCCGAACTTGTCAACATGGCCCGTGGTCAGACTCTCATTGTAGTCCGTGGTGGACAGGATCATGTCGTCAACGGTCTGCCAGTTCGCCCCCGTGGACGGGGTAAACTGGACCGCGCTGTTCGATCCAGGCATCAGGGTCGAGACGGTGATGTCCCCAAGGAATGTGTTGAACGGGGCCGGACCGGTCGAATCGCAGCAGTAGTAATCGTCGAACGCCGACGAATTCTGCGTGGACGTGAATCCCCACCCGTTCGCGAAGTTGTTCGCAGTCTGAGCGGTATCGATGCCAGTGGCTGACAGCCCTGGAACCGGAACCGTGTTGAACCTGACTTCATACGATCCGGCGGTGTTGTCCACTACTACGTCGAGCTCGATGTAACTCCAGGATCCAAGAATCAGAGTAGGCAGCAGAGCGGAGACCGCCAACTGAGTCGTTCCACGGTAGACGGCCAGACCATATCCAGAGGCGACCGCAACAATTCGAACACCGAACTGGACAGTCGTTCCATCGTACACGCTCAGCACGACAGGAGCGTTCGCGGAAGGCGCGCTGATGAACTCGTGCGCCACGCCCTGGAACAGACGGATATAGTTCGGCCCGGGATTGTCCTTCATCGTCCAATCGCCACCGGGAGAGCGGTGAGCGCAGTATCCAAGCCCCCCGCGACCAACCCGCGGCAGGAGCGCAGAAGCGGTTCCCCCCGATAGCGTCCAGCCGTTGATGATACCCGGCACGAGTCCGGGATACAGGTCGAAGCCGTCGAGTCTTAGCAGAGCCATGTCACGGCACCCACGTCGTTGCGATGGTCAACACCAGACCAGCCAGAGTGGCGTTCGCTGGAGTGGGACCCGTTATGGACAATCTTGACCCTGCCGCAACGGGCAGGGGGGCACCAGGGGCGGAGAAAGCCCACGCGATTGCTCCAGCCGTGCTGACCGTTGCCGTCCCGATAACAGTTGAATTCACCTTGACAGTGAACACCGCTGCGCTCACCGTTCCATTGGTCAGTGGCGGGACGTTGCTGGATCCAGCAAAGTTGTTCGGAATGATGATATTGCGTGTGATCGCCACCGAAGCGACATCACCTGCCGGGATGACATTCGTCCCATAGTCGAAAGTCAGATCGTAGGGGCGTACCGCCACCAGTGAATCGGCATACGATTTGTTGATAAGATGACCCGGATCAGTTACCGAGCTCGCCTGCGTGGAATAGGTTAGAGGAAGATTCACAAACTCTGCGCGAACATCCCCGATACTATCCGCATAGGCGAAGTTGAGCACCACCGAACGGCTGAGATCGTTCGTGTTCAACCCCATCTCGGCTCGTGCAAACGTGGGAGAAGCCCCGTCTACAATACGAAAAAATATCTGGGAAAGGCTGTCGTTCGATACGACGGCCAGCGCATCCGCAGGGAATAGTCCTCCCGGCGGAGACTGAATAACCAGCGCACCGGACATAGTGTCGCCGTCGCGATTCACATAGCGATCGTCGCTTTCAGTACGGCTCCATACATCGTTGACACCAGGAATTCCCTCGGGTCCCTGCGGACCTTCTGGGCCAGCAGGACCAGGGACACCCGGCAGGATACCAGTGATGACGTCCACAAAGATCATGGATCCGTCAACGGCTACACCCCCCGTGACGATCTCAACAGTAATCTTCGGATTGGAGACGTCGATGGTCGAGCTCATGGCCCGGATCCCACCACGTCAGGAGTGGTGGTGACCGGACCCGCCAGCAGAGTATGGATATTGCCATCGGGCATGGTCAACTGCAGATCCCAGACCCCACGAGCAATCACGGTCCTGGAGTCAGGGATATCGAACGTCATATCGATCGTGTTCGGTGGGCTGACCAAGATCCCAGCGACGGTAACGTCCGATCCGCCGGGGATATTACGGATCTCAGCAGACACAGTCACTCCCGTAAGATCCACCGGAATGGTCTTTTCCTTGTCCTGCCACAGCACGAAGCGCCACCGATTGGTGTCACCGCGATACAGCGCAAGAGCGAGTTTACCGGGAGTGGACATGTGCGATCTCAGACTGGAACGGTGCTGACCGGAAGCATGACATCGCCAGCGGCGACAGCAGCCGCCAGATTGACATCGTTGAGCGCGACGACCGCGATCTTGCCCTGGTCAACCCCCCGGACAAAATAGCAGTCGGTCATCGTGCCCTTCTCAGCACCGGCCACCTGGGCGACGGTCAGAGGAGTCGGGAAGGCCATGGCTCATTCGCCTCCCGCAACGGTATCGGTGTAGGCGAACGGGAGCGCATTGCTCTCGTTTCCGTCGATGGTCATCACGGTGATGTCCACGCTGCGCGGCGTGCTGACCGAGATCAGCGAGAAGTGCGCCGTGAGGTTGCCCGCATCGACGACCGTCACCGTTGAGGCTTCCAGCGTATCGGCGTAGACCACGTCCCCGTCCTCGAAGTCGGAACCCGTGATCTGGATCGTGAGTTCCGTCACCGTGAACTCGGCCGATGCCGGGGACAGCCCGGCCAGGACAGGCACCCGATCAACCGGCGGCTCCGGCGGCGACTCGGGCACCGGCACGACCGGGACGATCAGTCCCATTTCGACGCCTTCATTGATGCCCGGATCCCCAGGATTGTTCGCCAGTAGCATCCCAGCATACGGGCCAACGAGCCGAACTCCGAGAAAGGTGTCCTCGTTGATCTGGCCGCCGATGGCCTCGGAGGTCGCAGGCGGAGCACCTGAGACCGTGTCACCGTGCGGCATCGCCGTAGATGGCGGATTGGGATCGCTGATCTGTTCGTCGGGCATTTCGCGCTCCTCAGGTCACGGTGAAGGTGGTGGTCGGGTGGACGATCGCCCCGGTTCGCACACCGACAGCCTTCGCCCCGGCGGACGCTCGCGGAACAGCCGTTGTGATCGATGTCGCGCTGACGAAGGTCGATGGAACGACCACCCCATCGACGGTCACCACCGATGCCGGAGTGAACCCGGTTCCCGTGATCGTGGCGGCCACGGGCGAGGCGTTCGCCGTCGCCGTATTCGGCGCGATCGAGATGGAACCCCCCGCGATCGTGCGGCCCATCGGGAGAACCATCTCACCGGAGCCAACGGCGGCGACCAGATCGGCGTTGTTCGTGTACGCCTGGAGCAGACCCCGGAAGGTCCCCATGTGGGCGTAGGCGATCATGATCGCTGAGGTCAAAGCACCGCCCATCGTGGCGGCGGTGACGGGAACGGGATCGGCCATCGATATTCTCCTCAGGATCCAACGACAATATCGTCGAATGTGTTCGGGGGGATACTCATCATGACGCCACGCTTGGTGTTCACGAACGACATGAACGAGATCGGGTGTCCGTAGCAGAGATAGAGAAATCCCATCTCATCCATTTCCACCGGGAGAACCCACCATGCCGGATCCAGAGGGCTTTCAGCACCGGAACCTTCGATCCATCGTGTGACCTGCGGACGATCCATGACGGCAAAGTCGTTCAGCCACATGTCGATGTCCGCGACTTCCGCTCCCACGGTAACAGTCACGAATGCTGAACCTCCAGCCTCAGAACCGTAGTCGTGAGAAACGACCCCACCAGGGGCCGCGACCACCGTGTCCGGCGGCTCGAGTGGATCGTTCCAGTAAACCGTGGCCGGACCAGTCGCTCCCCAGATCTCGAGTTGGAGAACTTTTCCAAGAAATGTGGGTTTGACTGAAAAGGTCATGGAGACCTCCGGCTAGAAGGAAAGAGGAGGGGAGCCGAAGCCCCCCTCCAGGCTCACCACGCCACGCCGGTCTTGAACTGGATCGCACCCGCGCGGCGGATGGCCCAGGAGATATCCCAGATCAGGCGCAGCGCGAGGCTGTCGGTCTGGAACAGGGAGCGGGTCGGCGTCGCCAGCACGCCGGAACCCTGCGCGCCGGTCGCGATCGGCAGCGGGGTCGTGTCCTCCATGTGCAGCGTCGCCTGATTGCTCATGTCGATCGCCGGGCTGTCGCCATAGCCCTGCACGAATTCGCCCTGATCGATCAGGAAGACGATGGCGGAGGGCACGTTGATGGACGCGATGATCGGGTAGCCGAACAGGCGTCCCTGAGCCACCTCGTTGGCGAACGGGCGGGAGTCCTCGGTGGTCGAGAGCTTCGCCAGCAGGCCGATACGACGCGACTCGTTCATGACCCACACCGGGCGCCGACCGGCACCGGCGGTGATCATGTCGTCCACCATGTCCCGCAGATCGGCGACGATCTGGGCGACGCTCGGACCCGCGGATGCCGAGCCGGAGCCCATGATCTGCAGACCGGCCGGGCGCAGAGCCGACGCGGCGGTGTTGTCCATCAGCGCATTGTCGATGTTGACCGCGGTGTCCTCGAGCATCATGTCGCGGAACAGCGGCTCGGCCGCCGGGGCCGAACGCTGCGCGAGTTCCCGCGTCATGGTGGTGATCACGCCGAGCTTGAACGGCGTCACCAGGATGCTGGTCAACGCCGCCTGCTTGACGGGGATCGGCGCACCTTCGCCGACGAAGGCGCCGCCGAGCGCCCGTGCCGTCCGGCCCGGCAGTCGCACCGCGCCCATGCGATCGAACGTCACGCGCATACCGGTCAGCGCGGCCCAGACGGACAGCGGCGACAGCAGGTCGAGGAACTCGCCGATCTGCGTCTCGATCAGTTCCGCGGCCCATCCGGCGACGTTCGTCATGGCGGGGTTGGATGCCGCCAGGGTGATGATGTCGAGTTCACGATCGCCGCCGAAATCGTTCAGCACGATCTCGTTGATGGCCCGATTGGTGACATGCGCCTTGGCGATGACGAAGGCCGAACGGAAGATGAGTTCCGCCTTGTCACGCCCCTTCTTCGGCTGCGCGTGGACGGTGCCGCCCCCCGGCTTCGTGGACTTGGCGCCGAGCGCCAGGGCCGCTTCGGCCTTGCGGAGGGAGGCGAGTCGGCTCTGCGCGGTCTCGAGTTCGCCGGAGAGGGTCTCCAGCGTGCCGGTGTCGTCGTCGGTGAGATCTTCCTTCGCCGAAAGTTCGGCGATCGTATCCTGCAAGGTCACCGTCGTTTCCGTCAGTGCCTTGATCCGGTCTGCCAGGGTGGCCATTCCGTTGTTCCTCTTGGGTGGTTGACTTCCGGCAGACCCGCCGGGCTTGATCTTCAGGTGCGCCATGCTGTCTCGCATCTGCGCGTCCGAAAGGGTCTCCATCATCCGCAACGCCCCGGCATCACCGGGAACCGTCACGAGACTGATCTCGCGAAGTTCGGCCTTCGTGATCGTCAACTTGTCCTTCTTCTCGTCGTAGAACGAGTCGATGGCACGGAAGCCGACGCTGGCCGCCTTCAGGATGCCCTGCTCCATGAAGGACCAGAGCTGATCGATGAACTGGCTGGTCCCGCGCGCTGCGAGTTTCAGGGTCGCCGAGAAGGCGCCGCCCTCGATCTTCAGATCGGTCCAGGTGCCGATGGGGATATCGGCATTGTGCATCCACAGAGCGATGGGATTCTTGCGGAAATCCGCGAGGCTCCAGCCGCTTTGGTCGATGGAGAACCCCTTGCGGTTCACGCCCTCGCGCGAGACCACAAACCGAAAGGGGACGTTGGAGTCTGCGGTGGCGAGGAGTTGGTGTTCCATGATTTCGACCTATACCATATTCTCGCGTTTTCGACAAGCCCTAAAATACAAGAATGGGGCTCTCACGCATCACATCGTCGACCAAAAGTTCCTTGACCCTCAAGCCCATGGCGAGGGCCACAAATCCGTCGATGCGCTGAGTCCTCGATGTCTTGTCAAATTTCCGGTTCCCAGCCGGATCACGGATAACCTGGACGCTCTTCGCATTCCAGGATAGGACAGGATGATTGTCGTGCTTGATCCCCACATTGAGCAGAGCATTCTCCACAGTCTCGACCATCAGCGTGCCATCCTTGAAACCCTGACCGATCGGGATCATGTTGATGTCCACACCGAACTCGTCCATCCAGGTTCGTAGCACGTCGATGCGCCAGCGATCGAAGCCGATAGCCCGGATATTGAAGATCGCCGATAGTTCCGCAAGACGCTGCGTCACGAACCGGAAGTCAATAGCGTTTCCAGGAACGGCCTCTATATAGCCCCCCTCGGCCCATTTCTCGTAAGGGACTCGATCGCGCTTCGTGCGCTCACTGAGGGTGTTCTTCGGCGTCCAGAAAAACGGGACAATCTCGTAGGGAGGATCGTCGAAAACGAGAACCAATGCGGTCAAATCCACCTTCGAGGACAGATCAAGTCCAGCGGTGCAGGTCCGGCCTTCCAGCGCATTGAAGTCTATTTCTCCCGCGCATCGCGCCCAGGTCACTTCGTCCACGAACGTGGAACTCATGGCAACCCGCTGATTCAGGTACAGATTGCGAAACGAATTCATCATAGTCGGAAGCATCCGCGCTCTCGCGGCGTACTGCCTCATCTCGTCCAGGCTACGAAAGTCTCCCAGCGCCGGGTTAGCCAGATGCCACTTGGATTCATCAAACGGATCCATTTCCGCCGGCATCGCGTACTTCGTCAGATGGAAGGTCTCGTCCTTGATCTCTCCCTTGTTCACAGCCTCGCCGTAGTCTACGAGTTCGCTCAGGACCGCGGCATCCTCTGCCGCCTGGGTGCTGATCACCAGAGCCAGCGGCTCCTTCTGCGCGCCCATAGACGTGGTCATGACGTCGAACAGCGCACGATCCGTACCGAACTGCGAGAACTCATCGAAAAGCACGAAATTCGGGTTCAGTCCATGCTTGGAGCGGGATTCGGAGGAGAGCGCCCGGAACACGCTGTTGGACTGAAGGCAGAGCGCTCGCTTGGACGACTCCGTGGGGATCACCCGACGGGACAGATCTTCATCCTGGAGCACCATAGACTGGACCACACGGAAAGCGAGCGCCGCCTGCCCGACCTCGAAGGCGACGCTGAACAACTGACCGTTCCAGATCGCGCAGGGACCCGTCAGATGCGCCAGGATCAACCCCCCGGCCATCGAGGTCTTCCCGTTCTTGCGGGCGAGAGTCCAGATCGCTTGGCGGATGGCGCGAACGTCGTCTCCCTTGTCGTTGACACGCCGAGGTCCATAGACCTGACGGATCATCACTTTCTGCCAGTCGCGGAGAACGATCAACTTCCCGACGTCAGGTCCATCCGGAACCTTGAGCGTCTCGATGAAGGCTATCACCTTCTCCTCGATAGGCATGTCCATGATGATCCGAGGACGCCTCGGCTCAGCAGGGACGCCATCCATCTTCTCGATAGCCCGGCGGGCCGTCACCAAACTATCTGAAGCGCGAGCGAGAACATCCGCAAGGCCAGAAGGTCTCACGATGCCGTTCGCATTATCCCCAGGTAAGAAAGCGATCTTCGGCTTCTTACTTCGCTTGATGACGGTGCGCTCAGTGACCGACATAGGTCAGCCCTGCTCGCATCTGCGCCGGAGAATCGGCGGCTTCGTCGTTGTTCCGCTGCTGATTGGCGAGCTTCAGTTCGGTGCGCGCCCGAACCACGAGCATCATCAGATCAGCCGTGCCGAACGACAGATGCTTCTCCAACCTCATGGACAGGTTCAGCGCCCCGTTCCACTTCGTGTAGGCGATCGCATCGTCAGGATCAGCCTCGACCTGATCGCTGAGTATCATCATCCGCTCGATGCAGCGGACATACTGAATCATGATGGGGATATGCCGAGGCCGAAAGAAGTCCAGCGGTACGTCCGAGAGGCAGGCGATCCAGAGATTCCGCTGCATGTCGGTGAGCGTCTCCGGAGGAGGGAACCGCTCCAGCGCGGGGACCATATAGTTCGCCGCTCCGTAGCGCGACTGCCTGATCATTGATCCTTTGTTCGGGGCGTTGGCACCGACCTGATCACTGCGCGACATCTACTTTCTCCCGAATAGAAACTTGGTTCGGGCGGAATTGCCCATCTGTCTAGGCTCCAAAGTGACCGCGACTCCTGACCGCTCCCCCCGGAGATTTATAGTTGGACGATCGTCGATCATCCCGTGCTTCTCGCGACCGCTCTTGGCATCGTGACAGGGCTTGCACAGACCTTGCAGATTAGAACGCGCAGATGACCCGCCTCTTGCTCGGGGCATGATGTGGTCCACGGTCACGGAGGGCGTTCGTATCCCCAGAAGAGAGCAATTCCGGCAGAACGGTTCTTCCCCCAAGACCTGCCTTCGCAGAGCGGGCCAGTTTGGTTCGCTTTTCAGGAGGTGTAGGATTCGCTGATTGTAGGTTGACATATATTCCCATCCACCCCATGAATATCATCGGCCAGAACCGACGATCATAGCATTCGCACGACAGACACCCATTCTCGGCAACACTCCTGAGCTCTGTCGGCTCGACAATCCAGAGTTGATCAAGGTCATACCGATTCTGCGCCAGAAGGAAAACGCGCCCCCCGTGGGCGTGATGCTCCTCCGCCCAATTGATCTGCTCAGGACGGACCTTGATCCTGGCATTCGGGCCGGTAGTCACCTTCAACTCAACCCACAGATGAAGGCCGTAGTCGGTGCGGAACAGCACGTCGGGCCAGCCTGACTCGATCTCATTCTCCACCCGATTGACCAAAAGCCCTAGATCAAGGGCCGGTCGACGTAACCGATTGTAGAACTTGCTCTCATCAGTATCCATCTAGGTGAATGATCCCACAAAAACGGGCTCTGAGACAAGCCTAACCTGTAAAGCCTTGGTTATGCTAGGCTTGCAGGGCTGGGATGCAAATCTTGCATGGCTCCCTGAGCGGGCGCGCGGTAGTATGGGCCTAGGCAATTTTGCCTGGAGCGCAGACCGTGTCTAGTGAACCCCGCAAGATCACCCGAGAGGAGTATGTGGCCATGCTCCAGGAGGGATACGAATTCAAGCCCGGATACCTGTATGAGTCCGGGAAGTTCGTCCTGGTCAACCTGGGGCCGTCGGCACCGGCGGTCTACAAGCGCATCACGAAGGAACCGAATTGATGGAAGACGACAACGAATTTCCGGACGTCACCCCTGAGGCGTTACGGATCCACAAGCCCGCCGGAGCCAAGCGCGCAGTCGCAAGGTTTCTGGATGAAAAAGGGGAGGTCTGGTGCTCCGAGGAACTCCCCTCCTACATGACCCGATACTGGCAGGTCGCCATGCACTCGCGGATCCTGATGCTCGGATACGCCGAACGGAACATGGGATTCCTGGCGGTGTCCTACCGAGTTGAGTGGGTGTGATGCGATATTTGGTGCGCGAATACGGAGGGCGGGAGTTCGACTCCCCCTCCGTCAAGGCCGTCGTGGCTCTGTATCAGCAGGGCCGGTCGGGCGTTGTGCGATCTGTTCGCACGACGAATGGTCGCGGGTGGCGGATCGAGGAGAACGGCAATCTCTTCATCGCCCAGGTGATTGACACGACGGTGCAGGACCCGCGGGTCCTATATGGGCAGGAGCAGAAGCGGTGAGCCAGACGTTCGAACAGTGGATGGCGAAGGTGGATAAGATCCTCCTCGCCAAAGTCCACATGGATAGCGAGATGCTGCCGGACTGGCGATATCGTCGCGCCTGGGAAGAGGGATACACCCCCAGCGAAGCAGCCCGCGAGGCAATCAAGTACGCCCGGGAGTCGTAGGCGGCGCTATGCCGGGCACGCATGGCAGGGATGCAAATCGTGCAGCCCTGCCAGACGGCCGTTGTGGCAGTATGGGCATAGGCAATTAAGCCTCTAGTGGAGTTCGGTCACAATGACCCAGACCAACAATCTTCAGGAGGTGACCGGCGGTATGTCTGGTCACGACTATCACGCGCAGTTTGCGGGCGCCCCCACGGTGGACTGGACGGAGAAGGGCCTCTACATCACCCGACTCCGTCTGATCGGCGACGCCGGGGTGCTGGACGTGTCCTACTGCCACGGTCGCCTGAAGGACGGCACCCTGGTCAACGTGCAGGTCCCCTTCGATCAGATCCCGCTGCGGGGGCACAAGCGGGTGATCGTGTGGTGGGCGAAGAAGGAAAAGGTCTTCGCTCAGGGCCTCGGCATCTTCGACAACATTTCCATCCTGCACTGAGGGGAACGACCAATGACCGGAAAAACGACTGGCGCCCTGGCGCGGCGCCTAGCCCGGCTGGAGCGCCGGGCAGGCAAGGTTTCCTGGGGATACGAGGCCTTCAAGGTCGCGGTTCCCAAGATCGGCGAAGAGCGCATCTCGTTTCTCGAAATGCTGACGGACGAGGACCTGACGCGTATCATGTTCACGCGCCGCAGCGAGGTGACTCTATCGGCCCAGGAAACCGAAGTCACCGACGAGCTCACCATCAACCTGCTAGATCATGGGGGAGTGGCCTGATGCCATCCAATCGCAATCTCGGCCGCAGCCGCGCGCAGCGCGCCTATCGCATCGTGGGCGGCGAGCTCACCATGCTCTACAACAAGGGATACTCGGCCTTCCAGATCATGGAGGAAACGCATCGTCTCCTGGACGACTTCGGCATCCCCCGTGCGAGCAACGTTCGCAGCCGACTCTGCGTCGCGCTCTGGAACTTAGCCCCCCGCATGTCGCGGGTGTCCATCGAGAACATGCTCGCGAACACCGAGCAGTTCGCTGGTTGGGATCACGACGATGGCTGAGCCGCTGCGTCGGCACTTCCCCACGCGGGAAGAAGCGATCCAGCACCTGCGGGATCGGGGCTTTGTCCTCGATCTGCGGCGTGGATGGGAGAAGGAGGGGCTGGCGGGCGCTCGTTGGTCGGCCCTGGTGGAGTTCATCAACAATCATCCCGATGGTGAGTGGCACATCGCCACCTGGAGGAGCGACGAATGAGCGCGACGATGCAGCGGATCTACGAGGCCTACTTCGCAGATCAGCGGACAATCTACCCCGAGGAGACCAAGAAGCAGATCCTCGTCAAGTTCCGGGAACTTTCGCTCGAATCCTGGCGTTTCCTGGACGAACTTTCTGATGAAGATCTGTTTCACGTCTGCTGCGGCGAGCAGATTGATGAGGGGACGAAGGTTCGTCTGGCGAACGACACAATTCTCTCCGTCCCCAAGGAAGTTTCGGACTTCCTCAACCTCGTGTTCGAATGGAGCACCGACTGATGACCTCCTACCTGATGTCCCTGCAGAATCGCCGCAAGAAGCGGAACATTTATCTACGGGCGACCAGACTTCTGGGCGATCTCAAGGATACCCTGCGTGAGATCGGCGAATTCTCCGGCGATCTGACCAGCGACTACTCGGATCTGTCCGAGATCAAGAGCCAGCGGCTCGCCGGCGAAGTCCGCGATGCCATGCGCGAGGTTGACATCAAGGTCGGCCCCCGACGCGAGAGGCTGGATGACGTCCTGTCCAAGTTCAACAACCTTCCCGAGGAGATATCGTGATGCGATGGCTGCTGCTGATCCTGGCTCTGGGGGCGTGCGCCGACGTGCGACCCTGGAGTTACGACGAAGTCTGCCGGGCACGGGAGGGCAACTATCAGGCGTGCATCGATCAGCACGTCCGCGCCGCCCAAAGGCAGAACGCCGATCGCTTCATCGCCGCCGCTCCGTTTACGAACGCTGTTCTCGCCGGAGTCAACGACGGACTGGCGATCACGAACTGGCGCAACGATGTCCGAGCGGAAGTCCGCTACTGGCAAAGGAACCCGATCCGATGAGCAAGACCCGCGAACTGATCGCCATGGATGTCCGCCAGGAGGGGCCGAGCTCCCCCCTCAGCGTGCCTGAGATCCAGGGCATGATCCACAGGCTGCGCCGAGCGCACATCGCAGCGAGCATCAACGATGATCCCAGATGGCCACTGATCGCAGATGCCATCGCCGCGATGCAGGCTCTGCATCGGCACGAGACCAATGGTCAGTATTAGCCGGACGCGCTACACTGGCGGGGCTGCAACAGGAGGAACCCATGAATTTCATCTCGCTTGCCGACCGCGTCGCCCGCGGCACTCATCCAGATCACAATGCCGCTGAGTGGAAGTGGATCTTCAACAATCTCGGACTCACCGAGACTCAGTATCTGACCCTCTATGCCCTGTCCGATGTCGAACTCGCCGATTTCTGTATGGGAAGGATGATCGCGCCGATCCCTCCCGTGCTGGTGGACGTGGGCGATCGGATTCTCGATCTCATGATCCGATACGAATCGGAAGTCCTGCTTCCGGGGGACAAGGCGTGAGCAGGATTCACCACGCCAGATCTGGAGACTACATTGTTCTCAAGCATCCTAAGCCCCTCGACGAACATTGGGATCGGGCTTGGAGCGTGCTGATAGGAAGTGTGGACATCCATTCTTTCTCACAGGCTCATCAGTCTGGTATCACCTACGGCCACACCCCGGAGGCGATGACCGCCCGTCATGTTCTCGGCCGGTGGGCCTTGGACGGGTGCATCATGGTGGTGCCCTAGAGTATGCTAGGCGCGCATAGCCGGGATGCAGGAAACGCATGGCTCCAAGTGTGGTCTGCGACCGCCCTGGTGCTACTATGCGTTGTGGCAATACCGTCACGACTAGAAAGGCTCCGCCATCATGGCAATCGACAATCAGGCTTCGCGCTTCGCGGCTGCCGCCGCCCACTACCACCGGGACGACCCGGACATCATCAACCTCCCGCTCCTCCAGGACACGTGGGAATTCGTGTTCCGGTCGCTGGAGCAGCCTCACCTCCACACGCTCATCATCATGAAGGAAGCCGACATCCAGCCCTGGATGAATCACTTCATGGACGACTTGGTGGACGCTGAGCGCATGGACGATGTCCCTGCGGGCGGCGATCTGTACGACGCGGTCGACCGGTTGATCGCCAAGTTCCAGGATGTCCTCATCCCGGCAGCCGAGAAGTTGGCGGAGAACAGCGACAAGAACCTGGACAATACCGAGTCCTGGCGCTTCATGCTGGCGCGGCTCCCCCTGACGGATGGGCTGGCCAACGCGATCGAGGCAATGACGGAGCAGCAGACGCTGGACTTCTCGGTCGGCGGCGACTTCGAGGGGCTGGATCCCGACGGTGGCATCTACTGGCTCGGCGAACTCTACCCGGACGCCGACATCGGCAACGTCACCATTCGGCTCAACCATCTGTACATGGACCTCGAGCGGACGTGGTTCCAGGGGGTGCAGTCGTGAGCCGCCTCAACGCCTTGCAGTCTGGCCTCCAGGCGCAGATGCTCAAGCACGAAGTCCTGAACCGGCTGATCCGGGACACCGTCCAGGAGTGCGGAGAGCAATACGAGCCGGGAGACGGACGTCTGGCTCCCATGGCGTCCATGCTGCTGCGCGGCGCCAACCTTCTCGCCCTTGCCCAGAAGCCGAACGGTGATCTGGACATCAACACCCAGGTTGCCATTGAAATCGTGGCAGACGGTGGATTTGAAGCCCTCGAGGAGGTCGTGCTGTGACCGAGCAATCCCCCCTGGTCGCGCTGGAGCAGACGCGTAATCAGTTCATCTCCGTCGGTGTCAAGTGCGCCGAAATCATCCGGGAACTCCGGGAGATCCAGACCAACCCGGTGATCCTTGTCAAGCAAGGAGGCGGACTGGCGATCATCTGGGACCAGGACAACGGCAAGTATCGTTTCTCGCACCCAAGCGATCGGCGGGTCGTGTCGTTCCCCGAACCCCTGGACGTGGTCAGGCGCCGCTGGAATCGTGCGGCCCCGGACATGGCCGTGGACGAGGTCTCCTGGATCCAGGCGCTGGAGTTCGAGTGCTACTCGGTCTTCGCGTCCCTGTCCTTCGTGGAAAAGCACCGTCTCAAGTTGGAGGCACAGTCGTGAAGCGGTATCGGCATCCACCTCTCACGCAGCCGGAGTGGAAGGATCACATGTCGGATCTCCTGGACTCCTGGCTCAAGAACAGCCCGCTCCGCGGCCAGTGGATCAGCAAGACCCCTGTCCAGGTCTATGTCCGCAAGACGCCACGGGTGATCAACGGGCTGCGCTACGACCACACTATCACGCTGGCCAGTATCGGCGTCATCGATCGCCACCAGCGAAAAGGATACGCCGCCTTCGTGATGAAGTGGATTGAGCGGCAACTGGAGGTCCCCCCGGACCACTTCCCGGTTGAGGCGATCTACCTGGAAAACGTGATCACCCCGCGCATGATGTCCATCGTCGGTCGTCATGGGTGGATCCGGGATGATATCCCATCCCTGGTTCCCGGGGCGATCGAGTGCTTTTACAAGGCGCGACCGGGGGCCGGGGTGCCGCCCCCCGCCTGAGCACTATTTGCGACCCTAAACGGAGGCCGTGGGAGGCTGCGGGCGCCCTGGCGGGCAGTAGGGTAGCGGGCCGGGGCTTCCCTGGCTCCTACAGCCTCCGTTTAGGCGCCTTGGTTTTGCCCTCTGGGCTAGGCCCGATCATCTAACGG